CAATTTCAGATATGATACCGGTTTTATTAGTAGTAAATATTGCGCCGTTTGGTGCAATAGTAAATTTACCTACTTTAAGTGCTTTATTAAATATTGCCACTTTATCACTATCATAAAATATATCATCATTATTTCTTTTTATTTTAAATGGCGGAAAGTTTTTATTGGCAGTGTGCTCTATGATTTCATCTTCTTTTAAACCCAATATTTTACCAAAGTAGGTTTCGGTGCTCATATTAAGAGCAATAATAGCAGTTGGGTATTCACTCATTACATCCATATCCAATACCCAATTATATATTCCTACTTGTGGTTCTTTTACATAAGCGGCATCATAACCCATTTGGTAACCCTGTAGCAATGGTGGAGCACACATATTTTTCTTTCTTAGATGTGACAGGATATGTCCCTCTATTTGAGAGGTTTGGGTTTGGTAGCATATCATTGGGGTTTTGGTTAGTAAAGATAGTGACTGAATCATTTTGATATAGCCTAGTTTATTTTCCAACTGGGCTACACGTTTGGCGTCAATAACATTATACTCTACCATTTTATTCCAATTAGTAGAATATAACTCTTTCAAACTATAAGCATTTTCACTATAATCAAGTTTGCCTTTTTCTAGTTCGGCAAATGACACAAAATTTAGAGAATATGACTCGAGTTTCTTGCCATATTTTTTGTAAATATCCATATAGTCAAGTATAGATACACCACCTATATCAATTTTAAATTCTGTTCCGGCAAATGTCCTACCAGAACTATCTGTTATTCTTGATCCGCGCCAAGTATTTACATGTTTGATTGGCGATAATCTGTGGTATAATTTTGTATCTTCACCAAATAGCTTTTTTGTTCTATTGACAATATAAGGTATGTCAAAAAAATAACAATTCCATCCAGTGATTACATCACAAGGATTGCATTTCATAAAAGTTAAGAATTCGCTTAATAATATTTCCTCTGTTTTACATTCCACATATTCTATATTTTCCATATTACCAGTATAGGGTTTTTCACCAAAGACATATGTTTTCCATTGATTCATATCATGAACAGATATGAGAAAAATTTTATCATTAGCAGCTTGTGGGTCTGGAAATATATCAGAATCAATTTCGATGTCAATACTATATATTTTCATTTCCGGCACTTCTGTAATATCATGAAATCCTTCGGCTAAAAATTGGATTTCCGGCTTAACTTTATTTTCATGAATATTTTTATTATCTGTATGTTGTTCAAGGTACTCCTTATATTCATAATAAGTTTTAAACCACTTTTTTATCATAGGTTTTCCATAGATTGATGTTACATTACCATTACCTGGAACAAAAACATAGGGCACCCAATGGTAATTGGCATAAAAATGCTCACCCCTAACAGTGTACCATAAGTGCATAATACTTTGCCGATAATCATAGAAAACATTTTTAAACATATATTATTATACCTTGAAATGAAAGAATGTAAATTACTTTATATGTGAAAAGTGTTTACAGAAAGAACTGCCACAAAGGACACCATATTTTGAACAAAGAGCATCATTAAGACTACCAGAATGTAATTTACAATCAAAATTGTAATGCCCTATTAGTGTTGGAGTAAAATCAAGTTTTTTAACATATCCCTCTTTAAGTAATAAATTTATAAAATTTTCGGGATTTTTTTCAAAGGCTAATAGACAAAATTTCTCTGGGTTATCAATTTCGGGAATATCAAACACAATTTCCAGATTAAGAATCATTTTTTTAGACATATTATTTTTTTCTGTATTTTGATTCAAAATCATTACATTTAACTATTTCGATAGCTGGTTCTGGTTTGTAACTCACAGAACAAATAACTACCTCTTTGTTATCTAATAATTTTATTGCCTTAATACACTCACAGCAACGCATTTTATTCTCCTTTTGGTTCCCAAAAACGTCCTTTGTGACCACACGACCATGGCCACCAGGAAAATAAACTCAAATGGCGAATTGCGAAACATGACTTATGTCCATTTCCAGTAGATAAATTAATATAATATGGATGCAAACAAACCAATTCGGGAAAACCGAAAATATATTCCCCTTTACTATATTTACAATCTTTACATAATTTCACTTTAGTCTCCTTCCATATTATTTTACCCGATAATTTTATAAATATGATTCAATATCTTTGTTACTCCACAGAGACTTTTTTACTATATTTCCATTAGAATCTTTCAAAGCCGTGAAAATACACGGCCCACTACTCCATATTGTCTCTTGATGAAATTCATAATATATTCTACCATCTGGAAAAATATGTTTATATAATTGATATTTATTATCAAACATACCACTGACATATTCACTGGAAGGTTCGCTTTTTATTAAACAGATTGTAATCGTTCTTTTTGGTGTTTCCTCTATTCTACCATCTTGATATATTCTAGTAGTAAATTCGGTACATACTTCTCGTAATGAATTTACAAAATCTGATGCCCAAGTATTAAGGCCGATAAATTGGTCACATCTCATAACAATCACCAATAATATTTATAATTAAGCTATATTTTTTATATCTGTATCATAAAATTTATCAAAAAGAACTTTGGCACAATCATAACAAAATGCTAAAAAGTTTATATATACTACAGTTTTATCTTTATTACAAAAATTGCATTTTCCAAAAACAGGATTTGATAATTTCATTTAAATCTCATTTACTTTACAACGAGTTAATACAGTCTGTCTGATTTTGTTGTATTCTTTGTGTTCTTTAATTTTACCAGATACATTATACTTTACATCTTCTTTTAGATCGATTGGGTTAGATGTTTTCCAGATAACCATGTTGCCATTACTATCCTGAAATTTGTAAATATATACCATACCCCAATATGAGTTAAATTCATGTTTCCTTATAAAAGTCAATGTTAGATTAACCACTTCATTTACATCACCAATATAATTAGATTCAACATTGATGTTTTTTGCTTCAACATTACGGCGATAAGATTCAACCATAGAGGCTGCGATTTTCTGGGTACGTTTTACTACATACTTTTGCTTGGCTATGGTATTGATGTTATGTTCATAATCATTTTTGGGGCCAAGATTTGCGGCCCAGTCAATTACTTTCTGGGCATATTTCAGATCATCATTGGCAATATTATAATTTTTCATTTTTGTGGGGTTACTGATAATATCAACTACACGATCAACTGTCGTGTAGACAGGACCTAAACCAGCTTGTGATACACCCACCCAGCCATTATCCCTGATAGTGGCTTTAGTAATTGCCAAAAAGGCATCCAATGAATAATTTTCCAAAGTGTCGTTAACTATGCTGCCCATTTCTTCCAACTTACCTAATATGTCAACCCAATTTGCCACATGAAGAAACTTTTCAGGGCTATGTCCAAGAAAGTCGGCAACACACTGTCTGCCAACTTGTTTGGTTGTGCCATCATCATGTTGTACTACAAAGGTATCCTTACGATACCGATTGTGACCACAGTGGTCACATACTCCTTTCCGATTACGATATTCTGGGGACATTGTTTCGCCCGGAACATTACGAACAATATTGGCTTCTAAGTTGTTATCATGTTGCAATGTGGCCAATAGACGCCAACCATTTAATTTGGGGGTTTCCCCATATATGGTGACTTTCCTATATAATTTAATATAGGGATAATCACACTCATCCCTTTCGACGTCCCCAATTTCAAGAAACATGTGAGCACAACCAAGCTTATCCGCTTTTCGATTCAGCCCGTTGATTTTCTCCTCAAGTTGGGAAATATTTTCATCCCTAATTTTGGCTGTCCACTTCATGATGATACCCTATATTTTTTCCTTTATTATAACATATAAGGTATCAAAAGACAACAAACTATACATCCAAAATTTTCCATAATTCATCTAGTTGATGTCTTAATATACAAACTAACTGTTTTATTTTTTGAATGGATTATAATATGTTAAATTTGGTATCATTATTTAACATATTATAATCCATTTTTACATGTTATCAGATGGTATATATCTTCCCACGAATTTACTATTTGTATTAATTGTCTCAAAATACTACCACTTTTGAGTATATTTATATTCCAACTTCTTGAGAATAGTATTGGTATAATACCGGCATTTGCAACATTTACTATATTATTCATATAATCATCAATAAAATGAGTTACGCCAAGCGATCTACAAAGCTTTCCTTTATCTTTAGTATAATAAAGGTTTACCTTTTCGTATGTCTGTTTATCCAAATTATGTTGTAGATAGAAATCTACAGGTTCCAATACTTTTCTATTTGTTATTATATATATATAGTTTGTTTTCGCGTACCATTTAAGGAAATCTAGTGCGCCATCAATAGTTGGTGTTGCTATAGTATTGTCATGATTTAAGCATAAATTTAGAATTTTTTCTGCGTCTTTTTTTGTCATTCCCGGATAATTTAGCTCTATAGTATAATGTTTTATAGTCTCAAGCCCTACGGGGTAACCAAGATGTTCGGTTATTAGGCCGCATAATGTTATTGCAGTATCAACAATAACAGAATCGAAATCAAATCCCAATAAATTTATTTTCATTACAAATTAAATCCATTGGTCATATAATTAATTCTCCAATAGTAAACCCGGCAGCCCCTTTATGTCCACCACCACCAAATTTTTTGGCAATTTCTCCACAATGAACATTATCTTTTGTTGAATATAGCCCATATTGCCAAGTTTTTTGGGAAGTATGAATATATGTAACCATTATATCATGTAAATCGGGGTTGTAAACCGAATCAAATAAAGGCGAGCCGCCAACATTATTACATATAACCGCCCTTAGTCCTTCAAAACAACCTTCTCTATTGTAAATTTTTACATGTTTTTCGTTGGTAATGTCAACCCAGGATTTTATAATTCTGCCCGTGTTGATAATATGTTCTGTGAGGCGGTCATTTTCAAATAGCATTTCCCATATGTGTGAATTAACAGGGAGGTCTTGCTCTCTCATGCCATATTGAAAATAAACTATCTCATTATTATGTTGCCATACATCATATCTACCAAGATATTTAACTACTTTTGGTATTTTTGTATTAGGGAACAAATATTCCCAAGTTAGTTCGCAGCTGGCCTTGGAAATATCCAATTTACCATAGTGATAAAATCCCGCCTCTTTAATGGCATCAATGGCGGTGATGTGATGGTCTAAGATAATCACATCATTAATACCCGACAACTCCCTCATGATATCAATTGGTGCTATGATATCACAAAAGAATATTATTTCGTTAACAAATTTTCTATCCAATATTTTGGCTTTGAAATTATCATTGTAGTTAAGTGGTATAAGTTCGGCTTTGTTTTCCCAATAATGAACAATGGCGGCAGAACATTTACCATCCAAGTCGGCAGAATGATAATAACAAACAATATTATTCATTGAATACTCCATATTCTTTATCTGTTATCCTATCAAATCTTACAAAATTCAACATAATATTCTTTTCATTTAGTATATATCCAAAAACAGGGTTTTTGGTAATCGTCAAAATCACCACATATCACGTTAGTAACAATTCCCGTTTTATCAAAGTATATATCTGTGCTGATATATTTATTATATCCAGGATAACCACTACCAGTTAAATTAGGTATAAGATTGATTGTACTACCAAATATACCATGAAAAGCATATCTGTATTGCCAAATTTCTGTCCAATAGTCATAACAAGACCTGTTAAGAATGGTTGTAGGTGTAATACTTATAATTCTTTTTACGTCTTCTTTGGTGGATTTACCAACAACAATTTCTTTCCAGGGATTAAAGTCCCTCGGAACCGGCCCCGAAATACAGGCACTAATTAGTAAAATTATTACACCGACTGTTGTTGCTGTTGTTACTCTTCTTGTTCTTCCGAGTACCATTCTATGTGCCTCTTCAGTATTGTATTAAGTATTTTATTATATACAAATACATTTGGTATGTATTTACGAAAATACATATCATCATCTTCATTCCAAATTTTACTCAGTGCGGCAGCGACTGCCGGTGACCTGGAAATACCAGCATTACAATGAACAATGACTTCATCTATATCATTTTCCCAAATATCAACAACATCAAGGATTTTGCCAGCTTGTGTTTCGGTAAAAAGCACAAGACCAGCTTTGGGGGATGATATATCATCAAACTTAAGATGAAGTGTTGCCATTCTGTTCTCATTAATAGGAAGTTTTACTTCCTTTTCATCAGTACCAGTTATACTTATCAGAATATGTTTGTTGGTAAACAATTCTGATTCTATAATTATACGCGGTAATGGAGTAAATTTCATCTTATTCCTCATACTTTAATAGATATTGTGGATTAATAACTTTGAAAGAGAATCTACCAAAACCATCAATCCACATCTCGTTTAATGGTCTCAAAACAATTCCTTCTCTGTGAACTTTAGGATTAATCTTGCTTCTATCAAAAGACATGTCAACCAAATTATGAACACTGTGATTTAATAGAATATTATCCAAGATGGGCACGGTTTTTAGACCAAGTGATCTTATGGTATTTACAAAATCATTTTTATCCAGATATCTTTTTGTATCAATATCAAATACATTATAAAAATAAATATCATGTTCTTTTAGTGCAAGAACATTTTTTTGGATACCAGGGCCAACTAATTCACCTTGTAATACAACATTAAATCCTAATTGTTTTATCTTATTTTCCAAATCAAGCCTAATTGCTGTTTGGAAAAAAGTATTTCTAAAGTTGTCAGGATCATCTATTTTTAATTCTAGATTATGAGAACATACACCAAATTTCCCATCTTTAATATAAACAGTTATGCTCGAACCATCAAGCTTTTCTGTTATGTATAAAATAGTGCCCGCATATTCCTCTATAATATGGGGAATATTCTGCACTCTTTCTTCATCTGTTCTGGGTATGAAGCCAGGAAAATATCCTTTTATTTTGCCAGCTAATTGTGCTGGTAAAGGTGTCTCGTATTTTTCAATTCCTAAAATTTCGGAAACATCTTGACCCACTTCATAACAACCACCAGGTAAAATAGTCATAGGAAAACAAATTCCCTGACTAATTTGACCTTTTAGTTTTATAGTTTTGATTTTCTTGCTTTTAAGAAAAGCAAAACTTGGATTATCCTTTGGAAGTTTAGAATCTATTTCACAATAAACACATAAATCACCCTCGTTAAATTCGTTTTTACGAATTACAACTTCCCATCCATCTACACGAGCACAGACAATATTATCTGCGCCCATGATTGGGGAGATTTTGTTTATTGTTCTGATAGATGCCATTTTTCTCATTATATTATAATTCCATTCTTCATATTTTCCTATTATTATATCATATCAGGCCCCAAAAGACAATAAAAAAATTGGCAGGAGAGTCTGGAATTGAACCAGAATAACATGGGTCAAAGCCATGCACCTATACCGCTCGGTCACTCTCCTTTATTATTAATTTTATGGTTTAGTATGCCATTTCGATATATTTAATCATCTGACTAGTTGTAAATCCCATTTGAGATGAAACAAAATATAATGTATAACTAGATACTGTGTTAACAGGTGTATCCATTAACCATGACCAAAAACTCAATTTTGTTGTCATAATTTACCCCTTTATGGAGCGGCCAGGGGGATTTGAACCCACCAACTCCCAGTTTGGAAGACTGGAACTCTACCATTGAGTTATGGCCGCCTATTTTTTGTTATCTATAGAAATATTTTAATCATAAGTTGTTTTCTATAGCATATTTCATTTTATCACAACATATTTTTTCTATTGATATAATATGAAACTTCTTTTTAATAATATTATACTTCATAACGTCTCATTTTATAAAGATATTACCGAAAATCTATCATCAAATAGATTTTCAATAGCTGGTTTTATAGTTTTATTCCAACTTAGTTGACCAAATCCACAGCCCGGTCTAGGTAATATAATTTTAGGAATTTGCATTATATTGACTAGTTCTATTAATTGTTTACATGATCTTAGTATTAATTGTAAATCTGATTTTTCCCACCAATTATGTTTAGTGGGAAAATTGAATACACCAATAAATTTGTCAAATTGGCCAAGATAGTAAACATTGTTACCATCAAGTAATTTATCACCTAAAATTTTAGGTAATGTTGGTATTAATTTGGCCGCTTTAAGTGCGAGCCCTTTACCCATAACGGCCTCTCCATTTTTCTTTATATTACCATTAGTGGTAATAACTATATTTTCGGAGACATTAAATATATTGCCGGATATTTCTATCATTTTTTATTTTTGTTGTAATGTAGTTTTTTTGTATTTAGTAGCCCTTCTATTACGGGGCCAACCAGAGACATCGTTGCGGTCGCCGCAGCCGCACGTTGTTATATAGGCTTTACAGTCCAAACACCGCATTTCCGCACCCTCACAATACGGAGTTGAACAATCAAGACTAACATAGTAGGAAGTGCTCAAATTCTTATGTTTACACTTCACAACTTTTTTCCAAAATTTATCCATAAGACATCCTTAATGAATCAAAACTTTTATATATTCGGTTAATTTTAGCTATGTTCTATTTTTCCCATTTTAATTTGTGTCAATTTGTGATGTAAGCCTGTTAACCTTGTGGGTGTTTTTATCTCATTTTTCGTATCTTGGCGGCACGAGTAGGATTTGAACCTACGGACGTTTTACCGTCAATGGTTTAGCAAACCATCGCCTTGAGCCCCTCGGCCATCGTGCCTATTTATTTATGATCATCTTTATGTAATCATCTGGTAATAAACCATAGATAAATGGTACTATATGATTACCATATTTACTCTCTATATATAGCCAATATAGTCCTTTATTGTCTATATATAGAGAGTAGTTGGCTAATTTGGCCGTTATATTATTTATTAACTTGCCATATATTCTTATTACACCCTTGACGGTATCAAAAGGTATAATCTTATACACGGCTTAACAATTCTCTTGCCCAACCAACTAACGTTGCCTGCTTAAAATAAGCCTGGCAGCGTTTAATGAACTTTACCAAGGTTTCAAACTCCAACCCGGCATATCCATTGTAGAACCACGAAGGTGGAAATTTTATATCATCCAGAGACTTTTCTTTCTCTGCCCACCTTGCTGCTCTGGCATAGGCAACATCTTTACCCATTTCGGGGTTATAGTCTTCATACAGATTCCACTGTGCATAACCTATAATAATCTCATTAGTGTATGGATTAACAAACCCCACAAATGTAGTTTTTTTCAGGTTAGGCGTACGACCTACATTGCCTTTCACATACTGAAAAATCGTTTGCATAAAAACTCCTTTTTATTTTAGTATATCACAAAGAATTAACTTTGTAAACCATAGGTTTTAAGTATCAGATTATCCACAAAATTTTGGTTCCAGTTGCTTATGAACTCACTGGATATATTAGAAATTTCATCTAAACCCGATACAATCAGGTTTTCAACTTCTGACCAAGGATATTCCCCCTGTTTAATTTTAATGAGAATATCTGCTTCTGTTAATGGGAAAATAATTTTCCCATTAGTTAAAAGCTGTTTTGTCTGATAAATGGCCCGTATAGCATGAGAAATTGCTTTCCAATCAATACCTTTGTTTTGTTCTGCCAATTTGGCCCTATGTCCATATTCATTATAGGCTTTATCAATTCTTTGGTAAAATTCTCTCATCGAAATATTACCCTGATGAACTTTACCACAAACTATCAAACACCGATTATTACCAATTTCTTTGACAAAGCAATATGATTCATCGCCGAATATATCAACTATTGTATCAATCCAAAGAGAAAGTTTATTATTATCCCTTTTCTTGGATTTTAGGTAGTCTTCTTCAAAGTTATCACAAAACCATTTGTGAATTTTTTTAAGAACTCCTAAACGACTTCCTTTGATACCATATTTTTTAGCTTGACCAATAGCATATTTTGTATATGCTAATTCCGATGTGGTAATAAGTTTATCTGTATTATCAAAAAACAAGTCCATAGGATAATGTTTTTCGATAATACAGTTTTCGTTTGTATAAGAAAAGAGAACATCAAGAGCAATAGTTTCGCCCTTTCTTACCAATTCTATCCAGTATTGCAATGAATATAACTCAATATCAATGTCACTGGCATTGTTTTTTGTTACATTATCACTAGTTTGGTGATTAATGGTTATAATTTTCCTACCAAGAACAAGATTTTCTAGACTTGGTAGAAAAATACCTTTATAGTCCAAATCACTATTTTCAGTGTTGGTACCGTAAAGATGTGAACCAAACTTCACCAAATAGATTAGTTTGCTTTTGTGTTTTTCACAAAGCTCGTAGACAATCTTCATGTTATTTTTTTTAGTCACATATTTCTGTTTTTCTTCATTATATCATAGTGGTTTTTGAAAGACAACAAACTAGGTTGACAATTTTTTGACGCGTGGTATAAATATAAATATGGAAAACGAAAATAAAAAAACTAGTGAAGATTTTATTAGAGAAAATATAGATAAGGCCAACTATATGCTGGATATGGCCATTGAAGCTTTTAGTGAAGGACAGCTAAAACCATCTATGGTGGAAGCCGTAGCTAGATTAATAGATTCAGTCACAACTGCCGCAAATGCTTTAATTACCGCCGAAACTGACTCTTTTGGTTTACAAATTAAAGCTGATATGTTAAAATTAAAAGAAAGGGAGCTAGATTTAAAAACTAGCATTGGCGGAAAACCAACCAACCAACAAAATATTTTTGTTGGGACGTTTAATGACCTATTAAAACAAATCAACCAAAAAGAACCAAAACAGGTTGAAATTGTTGAAATAGAATAGTTAATCTATATTAATTCTTTGAAAAATGAGGGGATATGTTGAACACAACAGACTTTAAAGAAATCATTTTGAAAATGAGAGAAGAAAAACCATCTATTAATTGGGAAGGAACTTTACTTGACTATTTACAGATGGTAAAGGATAATCCTCAAATATCACAACTAGCAACTGCGCGAATGTTTAATGCTATTATGAAATATGGCACTTCGCCAATAGATAAAGATTATAAAGTTATGGGCTATGATGACCTTGTATCTTATAACTACTTTAATGATAAGATATTTGGTACTTTGGAACCAATTCATGATTTAATGAAATTTCTGAAAGCTGGGGCACATAGAACAGAAACTGGTAAAAGAATTTTATTGTTGGTTGGGCCGCCTAGTTCCGGTAAAAGCACCTCTGTGTACTGGTTAAAAAGGTGTTTAGAGAACGATACAACACCAAAATATGTTATAAAAGGCTGTCCTATACACGAGGAGCCGTTAAACCTGATTCCAATAGAAGACAGGGCATATTGGGAAGAAGTTTTGGATGTGAAAATAGAAGGCAAACCCTGCCCTGTTTGTCAATATAATTTGGACAATTTATATACCGACATTTCTGGCCATACAAAATGGGAAGAGGTGCCAGTAATCCAATTTAAGTTCTCAGAACATAGACGTAAGGGAATCGGGGTTTTCCAGCCTTCTGATCCGACTAGTCAGGACGAATCAGAATTGATCGGAAGGTTGAATTTATCTAAAGTGGCGCGATATGGTGATGGCGACCCAAATTCATATTTATTTGATGGTGCCTTGGAAGTCGCTAATGGTGGTATGCTTGACTTTATTGAATTGCTAAAATCAAACGAAAGATTGTTATATCTTCTTATAACAGTAGCACAAGAAAAACTTATCAAGTCACCTAGTGGTACATTTCCACAGATTTATATTGATAGTTTTTTGGTTGGTCATACAAATTTAACTGAGTACGAAAAATTCATTTCTCGTAAAGAAAACGAGGCACTACACGATAGAATCTATGTGGTAAAATGGCCCTGGAATCTCAAAGTCAGTAACGAAGTTCAAATTTACAATAAACTCATTAAGGAGTCTGAGTTTAAGAATATCCATATTGCTCCACATACACTAGAAATAGCAGCAAAGTTTGCTGTTGTAACTAGACTTGTTCCACATGCTCGTTGTTCATCATTGATGGAAAAGGTTAAAATTTACAATGATGAGTCTATATCAGAATTTAAAAAAGAAGAAATTGATATTAAAGATATAAAAAAGGATGGTCGCGAAAGAGGTGAGGGTATGTTTGGTATATCACCTAGATATATCATAAATTCACTTAATATCGCACTTGCACAAAAAGAGGATAAGAAATGTATATGTCCGGTTGACATTATCAATACACTTATATATGCTTTTGATAATCATATTGGTTATACACCAGAGGAGAAGGATAGGTTTTTATCCCTATTGAAAGGTGACAAAGAAAGTATTGTTAAAGAGTACGTTGATATAGCAAAACGTGAGGTTCAGCTTAGTTTTCTACATGCTTATGATGAGCAGGCACAGGCACTATTCGAGAATTATATGCGGAATGCAGAGGCTTTTTGTAAAGGGGATAAGATTTATCACGAGCCTACAGGCGAGTATTCTGTGCCAGATGAAAAACTAATGCGGGGCATCGAAGAACTTTGTAACGTGCCCATCAATTCCAAAAAAGAATTTAGAAATGGTATTTTTGTCCATAAATCTGCAGCATTAGAACGCGGGGAGCCTTTCACATTTGAAACCTTTAAGGTTATCAAGGAAGGTATTGAAAAAAAACTAATGCAGTCCCTCAAAGATATAGTCAAGTTGACTTTGATCGATCCTATTAAACAACTTAATGAAAAAACAAAAAGACGTAGAAATGATGTAATTGAAAATCTTAAACAACGTGGCTATTGTGATTCCTGTGCTAAGGTAATACTTACTTTTGTAGGAGAAATCCTTGCCAAAACAGAATAGTTGTTTGTGGAGTAAATTAAATGCCAATTATTAATCATGACCAGTGGAACATTTCCCAAAAAGGTCATAAAGATGTTGAAAGACACAGACAAAAAATAGATAAGGCCATTAGGGGATCTGTTGAAGATATTGTGGCCGAAGAATCTATTATTACCAAAAAACGCGAAGGTACAGTAAGGGTATCTGTACGTGGTATGCGCGATTATAGATTTATTCATAGCAATAATAATAGGAATATGGGGGGTGTGGGCACAGGCAAGAGCAATCCTGGTGATATTATTGCCCGTAAATCTAAAAGGAATACCAGTAAACCTGGTGACCAAAAAGGTGAAGACTACATGGAAGTGGAAATCGATATTGATTATCTACTTCGGATTATGTTTGATGATTTGGAACTACCATTCATCGAACAAAAAAATAAAGTTATCAAATTGGTAACTACTAATTATAAAACAGAATTTATTGCTAAAACTGGTAAATATTCCCTTATTCATAAAAAAATGACACTGGTCGAAACAATCAAAAGAACGATGTGTGATATTCACGAAATCATAAACACAACTAAATGTGATGAAAATGACGCCCATAGGGCATACATACAAAGTGATTATGATATAAAAAAGGCCATACAAATAATTTTAGATGGACAAATTGATAAAACTATTTGTCCAGACATATTACCCAACATTGAAGATGATGATATTAGATTCAGACAAATACATAAAGAAGAGGAACCAATCAGTAACGCGGTCATATTTTTTATGTGTGATACTTCTGGATCTATGGACACAAAAAAGAAGTACATTGCCAGAAGCTTGGCCTTTTGGATGTATGAATTTATAAAATCCAAGTATAATTATGTAGATGTGAGATTTATTGTTCATACCACAGAAGCTAAACTTGTAAATGAAGATGAATTTTTTAAGCGTGGGGAAAGCGGCGGAACTTTATGTCATACAGCATTTGATCTACTGGAACATTTAATAGACACGGAATACCCTATTTCTGAGTATAATATCTATATTCAGTATTTTTCCGATGGTGAAGATTTTAACCCCGATGCTACTGTAAACAGCATCAAGAGATTACTTAATAGGGGAATAAATCTTATAGGTTATGCCGAAATAGTTCTGCAAAACAGCGGGTGGAGTTCGCCGGAACTTCTAGGAAAGATGATAAAACAATTTGGTATGAAGGAAAAAAACAACGGCATCAAATTTTATCGTAGTGATTGGCGAATAATGGCTGGTATCATAGAAAATAAAACAAAAATTTATCCATATTTGAAAAATTTATTTAAGGTAGACAAATAATGAACGATGATGAAAAAAAGTTACACCATAAAATATTTAGTAGGTGTTGTAGTTTTTGTGGAACAGAAGCACTTACTAAATTATATTTTGATGAGTATTTGTGTGAATTTTGTGAGAATATTCCTCAAGGACTTATAACAGAAAAAAATCGGCTTGCAAAAGCAATGATGATTGGATTTAATATAATAATGAAAAAATTAAACTATAGTAATGATTCTATTAAGTAATTTATAATTACAGGATAAAATTAAATATTCTCATCTTATCACTATCTTGTACTTATTCTCGTATTTTTTAAATGCTTCGTATTGGTTTTTAGTAATATACAAATCGCCACCAATACTAACATTATCTGGCAGTTCTTCTATTGGTGTATCAGATAAATGACAATTGCCCTTTACTACTAAATTCTTACCTATTTTTCTTATTTTACTATAAGATAAATTCAAATCGCTACCAATACTAACATCATCTGGTAGTTCCTCTATTGGTGTATAAGATAAATCACAATAACTTTTTACTATTAAATTCTTACCTATTTTTCTTATTTTACTATAAGATAAATCCAAATTACTACCAATACTAACATCATCTTGTATTTCTTCTATTGGCGCATAAGATAAATCACAATTACCTTTTATTATTAAATTCTTACCTATTTTCTTTATGCCACTTCCATATAAATACAAATTGCCACCAATATTAACATTATCTAGTAGTTCTTCTATTGGTGTATAAGATAAATAACAATTACCTTTTACTACTAAATTCTTACCTATTTTTCTTATTTTACTAAAATATAAATTCAAATCACCACCAATACTAACATTATCTGGTAGTTCTTCTATTGGTGTATAGCGTAAATCACAATAACCATTTACTACCAAATTCTTACCTATTTTCTTAATTTTACTATAAGATAAATTCAAATCACCACCAATACTAACATTATCTGGTAGTTCTTCTATTGGTGTATAGCGTAAATCACAATAACCATTTACTACCAAATTCTTACCTATTTTCTTAATTTTACTATAAAATAAATTCAAATCACCACCAATACTAACATTATCTGGTAGTTCTTTTATTGGTGCATAAGATAAATCCAAATCACCTTTTACTACTTTGGGTAAATTATCATAAGTATATAGTTTACTATCTATAAATATCATGTTTATATTAAGAGTATCTCGTACTTCATCATAATTACCACTATTAATAAAATCTATTACATACTTATGGTACTTGGGAACTACTTCCTTATTACTATGTCCTTTTATTTGATATATAGTATTTTCTCTTTGTTCTATAGTTACATGTGGGTTGTTACTTGTATCTCGTAAACTATAAATAATTATTTGTTCACTAATTACATAATCACAGTATCCACCAACACAGTGTCCCATTAGTTTACCTTCACGTTCCAGGGCTTGTTTAGTTAATAGTCTTACCCAGAACATACCATTGGGATATTTTTTAATTAGTTTAACGTCACTACTATCTTCATCACTACTAGCTTTCTTAATTAGTTGTCTAGTCCATTCTTCACTCTTACTAATAGCATCCAGTACTGATATTCTAGATATATCACCAGGCAATGTTCTTAAGTAATCTACTACATGATGTATTTTGTCTTTGAATTCTCTAGTAATAGTTATTTGGTACAATTCTGTTGATTTCTTAGCCCATAGTGGTGCATTTTTAGGCAACTGTGTTACTAGTTGTACATTATCATACTTGTTTATTAAGTAGTTCTTAAGATTGGATTTTAACCATTTTACTACATTGGGATTATTAACTGTCTGGGACAAATCTACTATAAATTGGTCTATAGTATCTAAATTATAGATATTACGTTCTAGTAGGTAGTTTAGTAGTCTCATAGTATTACTATCTTGTACTTATTCTCGTATTTTTTAAATGTTTTGTATTGGTTTTTACTAATGATTAAATTACCACCAATATTAACATTATCTGGTAGTTCTTCTATTGGTGTACGACGTAAATTGCAATTGCCCTTTACTACTAAATTCTTACCTATTTTTCTTATTTTACTATAAAATAAATCCAAATTGCCACCAATACTAACATTATCTAGTATTTCTTCTATTGGTGTACTAGATAAACTACAATTACCATTTACTACTAAATTCTTACCTATTTTCTTGATATTGCTATAAGATAAATACAAATTGCCGACAACATTAACATTATCTGGTAGTTCTTCTATTGGTGTATGAGATAAATCACAACTACTTTTTACTACTAAATTCTTACCTATTTTCTTAATATTACTAAAAGATAAATCCAAATTACCACCAATACTAACATTATCTGGTAGTTCTTCTATTGGTGTATAGCGTAAATCACAATAACCATTTACTACCAAATTCTTACCTATTTTTCTTATTTTACTATAAGATAAATTCAAACTACCACCAATACTAACATTATCTGGTAGTTCTTCTATTGGTAATTGAGATAAATCACAATTACCTTTTACTACTAAATTCTTACCTATTTTTCTTATTTTACTATTATATAAATCCAAATTACCATTAATAGTTATATTATCTGGGACTTCAGTTATATCACTAAAAGATAAATCCAAATCATCATTTATTACCATACTACTTACTAATTTGATATTAGTAATAGTTCTACGTTCAAATCCAGTTGTATCAACGTCTCTATGTATTTTAAATACACCTTGTTTATTACTTTGAATACCATCTAACCACTTTTGTACTGTTTTACTAAAACCGGGTATATTACCCACATAACATCTATCACTAGCCACTAGATATACTTCACTAGTATTAGTATCTACATATGGTTTAATAGCTATTCTAGCTATTGGCTCGTTTATGTTTTTATCGTTATCCCTAATAAGATATGCTACAATGGTACCGGCTTCTATTTCTAGTGGTATTTTGTTTTTACCTGCGTCTTTTTTGATTAAGTCCATACAACTAGTCCATCCTCTATTAGTACTCATACTAGCTATATCATAGGGATGTCTGGATATTACTACCAGTACATTATCTGTGTTTAGTTCTTTAGTATTATTATATAGTTTTAGCATATCTGTATTACCACTTTTTTGTAGTACTTTACCTATTCTTATTTCATTGTTGCTATTTGATTTCTTACATAATCCTTTTTTGTAGTTGGTTATTGTGTAACCAAGTGATAGTAAATAGTCTCTAATACCCTTAGGTGGTTCTATTTCTATTTCGCCCTCAAATGGTAGGTATAGCCTGTACTTATTACCAAATATTGAATCATATCTAGATTTGTCCCAATTTTTAGAATATTTTCTAGCTATTGATACTGGTAATGCTTCTATTAGGTAGTTTAGTAGTCTACTCATATCCGTAAATATCTCTTATATTCGGCAATATATCAGTATAATCATCTATTATGTTTGATTGTTCTTCTATCCAGGCATTATCACCATAAGCTGATATAGGAACACTATCAATATATTCACTGGTATCAACAATACTGCCATCCTCACTTGTTCTAGATGGCCTAAGAATAAGATCCCAAGAAAATTTTTTAGTCTGAAATATATTATCTTCAGCATCAATTTCTACCACTTCATAAAATAAATTATCATTCCAGGGAACTCTAATAATATCACCAATAACAGGTGCAGATGCACTAGTATCACGGGTAAAAGTGTATTTTGGTAATCTCATCTTTTCTATAATTTCATCAGAATACATACCAAAAGTATTAAATATTGCCGGCTCTTCACTGGGCTGATATATAACTTTAGTTGCATATGGCCCAAGATATTGTTTGTTCTGGTCTTCTCCATATAAAGAATCAAAATCGGGTGATAGAATATAATAATATATTAATATGCCATATATATCACATAGTTCTACTATACTACTTTCAAATAATATATGTTCCTGATTAGTATATTCTATATCATAAACTGACCATTCTGGTACTGTATCAGTCAATAAGCTCATTTTTTCTATATATCTTCCATTCTTTTTTAAGAAACTCAATAAATGATTCTTTATAAGAATCATAAAACTACTGGTCAAGTCAAGACATGTCTAATTTCATCCAGTCATATTTTAACATTATAATTATCAGTGGTAGTCACATATATTTCTTTTAGATATTGTAATAATCTCATTTTACATAGTTTCTTATTTCTTCGTATAAATCGTTATTAAACCATGTAAGTAACCACTTACCATTTGCCTTATCTATACCATGATAATCAACATACTTCTTAGATATAGGGTCATAATCCAAATCTACAGACAATTTGCTACCTTTTTTAAAGGCGACACCCCACAAAAATCCCTTTCCGTCTGGATAAGAATCTTGAGGTATAAGGTTTTCATCTTCAAGGGCAATAGAAGCTTCGCCATGTGTTACTGTATATTTCCATATATATAATTTTTGTTTTTTGACATCTATAAGATATCTAACAGAATCATCACCATCCAAAGATTCTATTAATTCTTTTCTAGTTGGATTGACAAATATAGTACATCTAAACGTACTTGTCGTGTATTCTTCATTTATATATTGTAAAATATCTGGATAATCTTTTATATTTACATTATCTTCTTGTCTACCTATAGATATCCACTGTATTTTTAATTTATTATTTTTAAGTAATAATCCACCTTTAAGAAAATTATTACCAGCATAATCTATATGTGGTGATATCTTATAATGTAAATAATTAGAATCCCACACATACATTTCTTTTTTATCTATAAGATAAAAAAATCTTAGTTTTTGTTCATATGCTTGTCTAATAAGTTTATATATTTCGCTTCTTGTGGGGTTTTTAAATATTTCGGCATATTCTGTTTTATTATATCTGATATTTTTAAAATATTCTTCAGATAAATTATATCTCTTTTTGGTATATTCCATTACTGTTTTTATATATGGTTTGGTAAAATATATATTAAGCCACGAATCATTTTCCTTAGTCCATTTACAATAAACAACGCTACGGTCATCACCAGATACCCTAATAGCACTGACATCACTATCAATAAATTCTAGTTTTCCACCTACAACATCTGCCTCACCATAGGAAAATCTATCTTTAGCATCATCATCATACATATTACTAACATCTATGATATTCTCTTTATATAATTTATCCATTACACTAGTATGAATATTGGCATAAGCGTGCCATATGTATAAATTTTTCTTTTTAAAGTCAACAATATATCTAATATTGCCTTTGCATTTACTGATTTCTTTTTTATCGGGATTGACAAACACCGGAGCATAATCATCATATAATGTTTCTTTGTGATAATTATATATATCTGTTACATATTTTTCATTAAGATATTGTAGCAATCTCATCCCATGTATATTCCATAGCCCTTATATGTTTCTTTTTTATCTAGATCATCAGAAAGCTTCTCCATTTCTTCCCTAGCTTCACTTACTAAACTATCACCATCAAGACTTGTACCCTGATTACCAAGAGCAGAAAAATTGGCAAATTTTCTTCTTATGAGACCCAAAGTATGTTTGGTCATTGCTAACGCATAATCTTCTACCCATTGTGACTCATATAGTTCATTATCAACACTATCTAAATCTTCCCAATCATCTTCTAAAGTAGAACCGGAAATCATTACCGCTTTAATAAGAACAAATCCGGGCGAATCATAAGTATAATCGCCTATTACAAGAGCATTGCCTGATGGTGGAGGTGGTTGGATCTCAAGCTTATTTGCCTTTTTGTGATATTTAAAGTTGTAGGCATCGGGAGTATATCTATCCAGAGTTTCTAAGAAATCTCGTGCTATATGATAACCAATCAAGGTGTACCCATTATTTGACGCTGGATTAAGCAAACTAAACATGCCCTGAGAATAAAAATAATTTTCTAATGTAAAAAGAGTATTTATTCCGCCTGTATTTACTGCATCAGCAGTATAAGATATTACTTCAACAACTCCACCTGGCATATCGTAAAGATGTTGACCAGCAGATAACATCTGAGTAAAAAACACTTCTTGTGTCGCATTACCAAAAGCGTACTTAATAAATTTAGTTCTGGCATATTCTATATTATCTTCTATCTGGTCATCATTAATTTCCAGTTTTATCATTGGATAACCCAAACGTCTTTTTATTCTGATTACCAGTTCACTCTTTTCAGACATAATTTACTCCGATATGTAAAATTCTTCAGTCTCATAAGTATATGGCACTTCTCTAATTCCAAACAACTTATATACAGCTATTATTCTAATCTTTCCATAAGATTTTGATACATTTTGTGGTAATGAAAGTGTACCTATAACGTTTGTTTCTTTAATACACAAATTGTCATATTGAGCATCATAATTATATATTCGTTTATTTCTTAACACTAATTGTTTGCTTACTATAGCTGGTATATCATAGTGCTTTTTATAATTTACATTATATTCAACTATACCATTAGGACTAACAGTTTTTTGTGGATTTATAATAGTAATAGGTAATTGCACATCAATAATGTTAAATGGATATAAAAAAATAAATAATGCAATTATAGCAAATAACACAAACAATATACTACTAGTTGTAAGTATAGTTGTAATTATTCTTTTCATATTATATTGTATTTTTTAAAATATGCATATAATTTTTTCATGCACTTTCAATAATTTTTATAAAATAAATCAAATTGGGCAGATATTTTTTTAAATGAGTCTGATTTTGGGGCTTTTATTCTACGTATAGTTAATATCATATTTGCCATTTTTATATATCTATCAAGATTTGTAACATATATTCTATTAATTGTGTTGTTTTTTCATCCCCTTTCACATATCTCTTAAAATCTATAGTTTTGGTTTTTTCTTCTCGTGACATCTTTTTCATTTTAGTTGGTACTTTTATACATAATTTATTATTCTTTACTACCATGTTTGAAAGATATAATAGTTTCTAATTTTACCAACCTTTCAGAATTCTCTTGAGATTGTTTTTTTACATCTTTCATATCAGAATCCATAACTTCAAATTTTTTATAAACCCCTCTTAATACAAATAGAGATAATCCTGCAAGCACACTGGTAATAGCCGTAAAAATAACTTGAAATTCAGTACTCATTTTTTTTCTTTTTCTTCTGATGGTTCCAGTTGACCATTCTTAAGATTTTCCTCTAGTTGTAATACTTTATTATATAATTGTATGGATTTACCAAGATATATACTATACATTATGCCACTGGCATAAGATAAAAGTTGAATACAAACATTAAAATCCATTACATTCCTCATGTATATTTATAAATATATTAAGATTATCTATATTTATAAAAAATAGGAGTGTTACATGAAAAAATTATTAGAATTTATAACAGATCCTAGTAGTAAAGAATTAAGTGCAAGTAGATTATGTTTACTATTAGTTATAGTTATTCTTGTACCAACAATGGTATATCTGGTAGGTAAAAATATCTGGCCCGCTAAAGAAGCAGTAAGTCTACTCACATCGGCTCTAGCATCATTAGCTGGTATTTATGGTCTAAATAGTGCTGCGGGAGCATGGTCTAAAAGAAAATTTGAAATTAAAGAAGAAGTTGATGTATATGAGAAAAAAAGTAAACATTTACAGGAGTTAAATGACGAGGTGAAATGACATGTTAGAAATAATATCATTCCTAAAAAGCACTGGTACACTTATTATTATGGGCGCAATAGCATTATCAGCATTCTTTTTTAAATTTTATTCATGGTGGAAAAATAGAAAAATAGAACATCTAGAAAAAACTGTAGAGAGGCAAAATAATGCTATAGAAATATATGAAGCTAAAGATAAAATACATAGAAAGGATAATGAAATAGATAATAAAGTAGATAGTAAAATAGATGCTACAGAGGATAAATTAGGCAGAGGAGAACAAAGTGATGCAGAAGTTGTTAGTAATGCTCTGAATGATTTTTTTGGGGAAAAAAAATGAAAAAAATAATATCCATATTGTGTATGATTGTCATATTATCCAGCTGTTCAACTTTTAAATCTTATTTTTGGGGCGAAAAGAAAGTTATTATGCCAACTATAGAACTTCCCAAAAAACCAGATAAACCAAACATTAAATCTAAAGTTTTTAAAGAAGAACATGAGTTTTATGTGGGATATTTAATGAGTGATAGTATGAAATTATATAAATATTTAGTGGAATCGGAAGGGTATGCCGATAAATTAGAATTTCGGATACAGGTTCAAAATGAGATAATTAAACACTGGGGAGAGAAATGAGACTACTAAACTACCTACTAGAACGTAATATCTATAATTTAGATACTATAGACCAATTTATAGTAGATTTGTCCCAGACAGTTAATAACCCCAATGTAGTAAAATGGTTAAAATCTAATCTTA